ACATGATCTGACGCCGACTGGCAGTCAGAGACGACCAGCCGACGATGGTCGAGGACGAGTAGTAGTCGGTCCACGGCGTGCTATACACGTCGGAACCAGAGTCGATCCGCATCGCCTCGGTCGGTGCCCCGCTAGTCGATGTGGCAAAGACCAGATCAGCCGAATTCACTGTGGACGAGAACGTCGCGTTCGCCTCGGCATGGATCGACGCGGCGGAGACGATAGCGTCGGTGCCTGCTGTGGCAATCGGTGATCGAAATTCGATGCGACCCAGCTGGTCGTTATCCACAATCGTCAGTTCACTCGTCGCGAGTGTCAGGAGCCCAGCGGGTGTCGCACCTGTGCCTGTCGGTCCTTGAACGGTGAGCAAACTGCTCGGTGCCGCCGTGCCGATACCGACCTCGGACGCCGACTCATCCACAAACAATGTGGAGGTATTCACCACGAGATCACCCGTGATGGTCAGCGCGTTAGTCGTCTTGTTATAGGTCAGGCCCGCATCGCCCCCGAACGCTGATCCCCCATCGTTGAACTGGACCTGGGT